TACAGCATCAGCATCCCAACTAGCTACAATAGCGCCTGCGAATTCGTATGACGAACCGTTCCACCCTTTAATAGACATAGAACCAACGTTATCGCCTGGAGCGATAGCAACCTTAGTATCTTGTGTACCGTTGTGGAAGTTTGCTTGGAAGCTAGATCCTGTTTGAGCAGTAACTTGTAATCCAAGCGAAGTATCAGGAACGTTAATTACGTCACCGTTTACTACGCCGTTAAATGTTCCAAAAATATTACCACTAGTTCCGTCAACAATTACACTTGAATCGTCACCAAATACAGAACCGTTAATGTCAACATTAAACACGCCCTCGGCGTCTGCTGCTAACAAATTGTTACCGCCAATTGTTGAACCTACTGGCAATTCAATTGCTGTACCAGAAGCTGTAATTAATGCAGAACCTAAATGAATACTAGCACCGCTTAACCATAAATCTTTGAATCTTGCACCGTCTGCACCGATATCGTATGTAACGTCTGCATCTGGAACAATATCATCTTTAACTGTACCGTTTAAATTGATACTTACTGCACTACCATCAACTAATGTTGTTGCACCAGTAGCATCTTGTACAGTTCCGTTAAATGCTGTAGCTGTAAGCGAACCAGTTATGTCAATGTTGCCTGTACCATTAATATTGTAATTGTTTAAATCTAAATCACCTAGCAAAGTATCTAGGCTAACAGTAGCATCAATTCTACTTGCTAATTGTTGTGTTGTACCGTATATAAATTCAATGTTGTTATTGTGCGCATTACCGGCAAGTAGTGCTGCTCCAATTGCATCAACTGCATCAGTTGAAGAAAATCCTGTTACTTGTATTCCGCCTAAAGTGGTGCCGTCACCAATATAAAGTTTATTGGTATCTGTGACGTAAATTAATTCACCAACTGCAAACGGTATTGCGGCTGAGGTTCTATCTGTATCTAAGCCTCTGCGAATCTGTAAGGGCATGTTATTAACTCCTGGGGTCTATCCTAGCTCATTATATTTATGCCGCTGAGACAGAACGTAGAGTCAAAAAAATAGGGCTCCGAAGAGCCCTATAAAGTACGTAGATAATGTCACATTGTAGGACCGTTGCCGTTCCTAAACCCTACTTGTCCACCTTCTTCTTCGATGCGCTTTAACACATCTTCAAATAAAATGGGTGCAAAGTCGGGTGTTTGTTCTACGCAAACACAGTGATAACGAGTGTCAATTTCTTGTCCACCGTAACCGTTATCTTTCATAACTCTGCGTTGATGTGTGTGTCCGTGAATGTTAACTCCAAACCGCCCTAAACTTTCTGGGTGTAAAGGAATGTGACTTAAAATCATTCCGTTCATAACGTGGTACGCACGTAACTCACGGAAGTGTTCACGGTATTCTTCATCGCGGAAAATATCATGGTTTCCACGAATTAACACTTTGTCGCCGTTTAAGCGCCTTAAAATTCCCATTGCTTTGCGGTTAATAACAACGTCACCTAAATGGTAAACTTTGTCAGTTGGACGAACACGTTCGTTCCACGCTTTAACCATTGCTTCGTCCATTTCATCGGGATCTGTCCACGGACGAATTTTTGTTACACCGTCATCACACGTAAAGCGGCACACGCCTGAGTGACCAAAGTGCGTGTCGCTTACTAAAAACACAGCTGGCATAGTGCCCTCCTTTCTACGTTAATATGTTTCTTTTACAATTCTAAATTCTGTTGCAGGATACTTTGCTTTAAACTCTTCGGTTTTAACGTAGTCGTTAAATTCCTTAGCGTTAAAAAACATTCTATGAAACACAGATTTGTGATCCATTGTTGTTACAGTAAGGTAAACCGATTTTGCTTTTCCAGCCATTGTAGTATCCTTTCAAGTTAATGTATATTATAACATCATCGACTCAAAATGTCAACCACCCTTTGCTTTTCGTATCTCTGAAACCATTCACCTCGATTGCACCAGTCACGTACTACTTTACTACTACCCCAACTCCCATCCGGTGCTTCGCGGGCAATATAAACAGCAATGTGCCCTAGAGCATCTTTATTCCATCGATCTGCACGAGCTGCTGCTTGATACAAATCGCCAGCTAATGCTGCGTTTAAAAAGCTCCCGGGCTCAAACCCTCGAATCCAATAGTTTTCTAAGGCTTCGATTGTATGACTAGGCACTTCAGGATATCTAAGTTGAATTATCGAAAGATCATTAGGATCCATATTCTCCTCCGTTGTCCATTGGTTTGTAAGTACGCCAGTCATCAAGGTTGGGCTTTTCGTTTTCATCGTAAGTCCAACCCAAAGCCTTCATCATGCGATGCTTAACTAGCAAGTTAGGGCTACGAAATCTTTCAGTATCACGAAAGCCCATCATAACACCAACTTCAGTAACAGCACCACTACGACAAATACCTGCTGTACAATGTACAACAACATTCATACGATTTTCAAATGCGTGTTGTAACAACTGAACAAGCTCGTTAGCCTGTTCTTGACTGCAACGCATAGCTTCGTCTAGTGCAAAGTCATTTGCTTCAATGTCAAGAAACTCAAAGTCATGACGCTCTTTAAAATCGTGTTTAGCAGTAGGACGCCATCCTGCTGGATCTGTAATAGAAATCAGCATAGCATTAGGACCACAGTCATGATGAAACCCGATTGGGATATCTGCTGCGGCTACATTCTCAATCCACGGGTTCATTATAACTCCTTTAAAAACGATTTGAATTTATCTTCTTAACTAAATCTGCTATATCGTATTCCAACGCTTCAGTTACATCTTCATACATGTATTCTGCTACATCCTCGGGAACACGAGTTCCTGTTTTCTTTTTTTTGATTAAACCTAAGATTTCTTTTTCTTCGTCTGTAAGTTTATCCAATGCTTCTTTTTTAATCTGAATACGTCTTTGTTTACGTTCTTCAGCTTCACGTGCTTTACGATCTTCTTCTTGGTGTTTTTCCCACCATTCACGCAACTCGTCATTTTTAAGAATTAAAAAGTCAGCTTTGCCGTGCTTAATAAGTTCTTCCATTGCAGCACAGGCAAACCGAGCTAACTTATCTGCTTCTTTTTTCAAACGTTGAACATCGCGATCGCTGCTACTGTTAGCCCAATTTGTATCATAACTCATGCAAGGCATATTGCTCTCCTTAATACTAGTATTATAACATCAAAAAGAAACCCCGTCAAACGGGGTTGTGTTGTTTTGTTGCAACAGATTAATCTGCTGTTATGGATTTATGAAGTGTTATGTTATGCCATGTGTTGTATCTAGTACGCAACACTTCTTGATATTGTAAAACATCGTCGTTTATAAAATCAACATAATCTTCTTGAGATTTGAAAATTAATTTTTTAGTTTGTGTAGAATAATCTTCACTGATATTGCTAGACATGCTAACAAGTTTTCCAGTGTCTTGAAAATGTTTCTTGATATATTCTGCAATGCCATCGTCGCTGTTAAAGAATCGATCAATGGAATTTTTGTCCAGCTGTCTTACACTAATTAGTTCTAATTGTATCATGTGTAATCCTTAACGAAATCAACTTTAATTTTTGGATAAGATTCAAATATTTTAGCTCGAGTCCAATCCCAATTATGTGGGCTATCTGGTATTAATTTATTTCCTACACAGATAACAGTTTTTAAAAGAAAATCGTCATCGTGTTTTGATGCTACAAACGTATCATAATCAATATGCAGATATTCTTGTAATTCTTTTACACGAGGATCATGACAGTCTAAACTGTTTTGAAATGCTAATGCGTATCCGCGGTTTAAAACAGCCATTCCTAATTTAGAATAAAATCTGCCAAGGTTAATTAATGCCTTTCCGTCTAGTTGTCCTGTAGGAGGCATTATGATTAATAGTGGTGCCCACATTGAAGGTAATTTAACGTCACCGTTAAATTCTCCATCTCTGCACCAGTGTCCAATGTAAAAGAATTTTTTAATAATTTCTTTATCTTGTATCATTGTCTTTTTAGCAATTGGATTCTCTGCTAAAAATTCATCTATCATATTACTTAGATATTCTACAGTTTCAGCATCAACCGGCGTGTCAATGTCAAATGACCTGTTGGCATGCATCAGTGTGTGATTTAGGGTGAGATTATACATTAACTAATACCTCAAAATGTTTTGGAGAATTAGATTCATCTACACTGTAAGGAATGTTGTTATTTTGAAAGAAGCTTTCCAAGGATCCTATTGCTAGTCCAGTATGGTGATGGCTTTCGTAAAACGTAAAAGAATCGTCAAGCCTTGTTTCGTCGTCTGCTCTATTATCTAAGTCAAAGTACTTAGTTGTAGGTGAAAATTTAATTTTGAGTATATCATTTTCTTTTGTTATAACACACTCAAAATAAATTCTGCCACATCTTGCAGGAGAATTGTTAATTACATTTTTAATTGATTCAAGCAAATTTGGATATTTCATTATTCTTCTCGTTTAATTATATCTTTAAATCGCTCGCTAGCATCAGCCCAAGTAAGTCGTTCTTCAGTTGTGCTGTCTTTTAATGGTACGGAAAATGTCCATCTTCCTTCGGATGATGGATTCCAAGTACTGTGCCAAGTTCCTACTTGTACTAGACTTGGTTTATTTGTATCTGCTTCATATACACGGTCGCAATCTTCTTCGGCAACAGTTAAGTAAGGTTGTCCAAACTCTGTTTCCATGTGTTTTATTTTATCTTCGTGTTTAGGTTTCCACCAAACAATCCTGCCACCTGGAGCACCGTATGT